AAGTCTTTAGATTGAGTTAGAGTTGTATGACCACCAACAGTTACATCTTCATTTCTCATGACCTCAATCATGAGAGCACGTGCTTCAGTAAACGCGAAAATTGTTTCCGTTTCTTCACCAGCGACATGTGCCCCAGTAGCATAGAAGTTAGCAGCATCCCATACTCTGTCATTACCACCATATGCTAAGTTGTGAGCAACAACATCTACAACGTCCTTGATGTCATCAAGACAATCATTACTGTTTCCAGTTGGAACTGTAAATGTAGGGAAGTTTGCTAACATTCTACCCAAAGCAATCTCAGAAATAAAGTCTTTGTTTGCTAGAATTAAGTTTCTTGCATCTGCAGACTTATTATCTACAGGTGTAGGAGCATCAACTGTAATAGTTGTGTCTTTTGTCTGAGTTAAACCATGACTACCGACAAGGAGCATGGTTTCATTTCTCATTGCTTGGACCATTAGGTCTCTAGCATATTCAAGAGCTTGTGTAGTCTGTACTTCTTCACCGGCAACATGAGCACCCTGAACATACAGGTTTGCCATGTCCCAGACTCTATCATTTCCACCAAATGCTAAGTTATAAGAAACTTCCTGAACGAAATCATCAATGTCATCAATACAATCTTGAGCGTTGCCAGTTGGAGGAACAAACCCAGGATTCTCAGCGATCATTCTTTCGTATGCTTCAGCAGCAATCACTGCTTTATTGGAAAGAATTAAGTTGCGAGCATCACCATTACGATCAATTACTGGATCTGGTGTATTATATGTAATTGATGTATCATAGGTTTGAGTTAAACCATGAGACCCTACCGAAAGGACCTTTTGGTTTCTCATAACTTGAGCAGCCATTTCTTTTGCTTGCTCAAAAATATGAAGAGTTTGTGCTTCTTCACCTGCTACATGAGCACCTTTAACATAAGAATAGGCAGCATCCCAAGATTTATCGTTACCACCGTATGCTAAGTTATCAGCAACTGCTTCTAGAATATCAATAACATCATCAATACAATCCTGTGGATTACCTGTAGGAGTAGTAAATGAAGGGTATACTGTAAGCATTCTTGCATATGCTTCAGTTGCGATCAAAGTTTTGTTAGCAAGAATTAGATTACGAGCATCACCATAACGATCTTTGACTAGTTCAGGAGCAACATAGGTGATAGTAGTATCTTTCTGTTGTGATAAACCATGAGATCCAAAGATGAATACATCTTCATTACGCATGACTTGGATGCACATATCTCTAGCATATGTAAATGCTTTGATAGTCTCATCTTCTTCGCCAGCAACATGAGCGCCGGTTTCATACAAGTATGCTGCATCATAAGTATCAGCATTACCACCAAAAGCAGTATTTTCTGCAACTGCTTCAATTACATCAACAATATCATCCTTACAATCCTGTGGATTACCTGTAGGAGTAACAAATCCAGGGAAGTCAAGGACCATGCGATCATATGCTTCAGCAGCAATGAATGCTTTATTGAGAAGGATTAAATCTTTTGCGTCTCCGTAACGATCAGATACCAGTTTCTTCTCACTGTATACTGCTTTTTGACCCAACTCAATTGTAGTTGCATCAATAACACGCTTAACATAAGTGTTATCTGGGATGGCAGGAGAATTAGGACGTGAAGCTCCAGCATTTAACTTACCATCAGTAAACTCAGAAGGATCGTAATCTGCAACGATCATACCCTGAGAAATACCAGAAGTATCGCCAATGTTTACAATAGAAGATGCTGCTGTAGTAGAAACACCTTGACGCAGATACGAGAAATTACGCATCGCTGCGATTGCTAAATCTCTCGCGTAATTATATCCTTCTAAAGTTTCTGATAGTTCTCCAGTGATATAAGAGAGATTATTTCCAACATAATAAGACTCTGCTGCCTGGATAGTATTAATATTACCACCAAGACGAAGATCTTGTACTGTAGCATCAATCAGATATCCAATATCGCGACGACATTTCTCAATGCTGATGCCAGATTTAACTACAAGATTTGGATACTTTCCAGTGATAAATCCATATGCTTCAGCAGCAATGAAGCTCTTATTTTCTTCAATTCTATCTGCTGCATCAAGATCCTTATTATTAAGTACAAGATTGCTAGGATTAAGAATAGATGCAGTTGCAGTAAATTTCTTAAATCCATTTGGTGATAGAGTAGCATCAAAAATGTTACTAGCACCAGCACTTCTTGGAGTTAGTTTTACATATAGTTTTTCATCACTTCTTGCACCAATTCTGAATCCATCAATTGATGCTGCAGGTCTCTTGGCAGGATCATATGCTTCATCATCACCAAAGAAAATTTTACTGTGATTATTAGGATCATTAGATGCTTTTACATCAATAGTATAGTAAGCATTCTTCTTAGTATTTCCTTGTGTTTCAGGGATAGTTTTTGGAGGAACAATATCCGTGATGTAACCACCCTTATCTTGATTAAAGGCAAATCCTTTAAAACCAATAGCATGAAGTGATGTGTTACCGAAGTTAGAGTTAGAGTTGGTGATAGACATATCACCACCACTTTCCATTAGGAAGTGATCAGCAAAACCAACAGCGAAGATAGAAACGTTCTGAATAAATGCGTCATCTGATGCACGAACGTGGAAGTTTCTCCAGTCATCCTTCCAATATGCATCACCTTTAGTGTGATATGGAACAGTCGCAAATGCATCAGTTAATGATGCCTGATTAAACGTGTTAGAATACTCATCATAACGAATGAATGCTCTGTCATCTTTCTGCAATGAAACGCCCGTATACTGAGCGATAACCATGGATTTAAATCCAGTTGCCTTCAGTCCATTTGCCCAGATTCCGCAAATACCCCAGGTAGAGCGAATAGAGCAGTTAAAGACATACGGAGACGCGGATTCAACGGAATCAACTTCCGCTTTAACTACTGCGTTTGCACTCAATCCACTTTGAGCTGTATATGATGTTCCGCTAACTAAACTTACACTGGTTCCAAGAGCTGCAACAGTTCCAGGAATTTTATAAGTAAACTTCCTACCATCTACTAGATCAATATCTTCTACGGGGAAGGTGCCGTTTAATTGATCATCTAACCCATTGTTTTCAATAGAAACAAACTGGTTCTTGAAATAACCATGATTTACTTTAGTGGTAATATTGACACTGATTGTTCCTGCAGGAGAGGAATCTACACACTCAATACTTTCAATAGAGCGAATGTCTGATAGAGGACCAACAATTCTAGTTTCTTGGATTCTTTCAGTAAATTCACCGGGATCGTCAATTGTTGGTTGATACTGAGAAAATGCCTTAGCAATCTTCTGATAGTATAGACCTAATTCTTCTTTGTCTGCATATTCAAATACAGTTAGTTTATGGTGAGAATAGTTAGGAATTGCTAACTGATCCCAGTATCCATTCTGATAATATACCTTACCTACACCTTCGTTCTTATTGTAGAGAGGAGAAGAAGGTTCTAGATCACCATCTTTGATCGTAAACTGCCAGAAATAACATGCACCAGTTACATTAAAGATAGCAGAACGCTTCTCTAACCTGTCTGCAGGATCTGGGACATATAAAGGACGGACAACAGTCCTACGAAGATCATAACCTACAAGAGATGAACCTCTAGGTAGAATTGCACCACCTTCAGTGTTATTGAATCTATAAAGGATATTATTTGGATCTGAGATATCAAGATTAGAGTTATCTTCCCACTCATTTAATGCTTGATTGAATGCAAATGCATCAATACCCGTAGTTCCAACAATGCCAGGACGGTTATCAATATAATGATTACCAGGCATCAACATGATCGTGAACTGGTCAAAACGATCATTATCGGGACCAGGAAGGTATGAATACCTTGCAATCTCTAAGAATGCTCTTTGAATAGACTTAAATGGTCTAATTGGGGAATTTCCCCTGTTGTTCAACTCATCCGAAGCATTGAAATCATCGGGGGAGACATACAAATACTTACCAGTTTTACTACTAATAAGATTGTCAAGTCTAGTCAAAGCCATATTACTCAACCGCTGCGGTTACTAAGATCTGATCTCAGATTATTTATACAACTCCCGAGGCAGGATTTGAACCTGCGACCGAGTGATTAACAGTCACCAGCTCTGCCGCTGAGCTACTCGGGATTAAAGAGGTATCTCACCTCCAGGATTTAGTTTGTAACTAAAGAATGCAACCACCCTGTAGCAATATATTTAATTTCGCTTTTGGGTGGGTATCCACGATGAAAAAAAGTCCAACATGCCGGAAAAATGATCATTCTTCCAGTCTTGGGTTGAATTTTTGTACCATCAATAAATTCTGTGTAACCATCTTCTACGATATCATTAAGATACCATATAAACGTTAACAGGCGAACACCACTATTTTCAATTTCAGACTTAATTGTATTAAAGTCACTATGCCAAGTATATCCAGAATTAGGATTAGTTCTTTGTATTTGATACCCAGAATCTTTCATTTCATTTAGCAAGATTTCAATAGTATCTTTATTAGTGCGTTCTTTAATGATCTCACTATTTACATAATTTCTTAAATGCTCAGTAAGAGTTTTACAAAATACATCATCTTCATATTTCCAATCGGAAAGAGAAGAAATTTGTAGATCGGTAGAATCTTTTACTTCTTTGTTAATATAACCATGACCAATATGACCTTCAAATTTACGCTCGTCTGCTTCAAATTTTTCAATACATGTTTTACAGAAATGCTCACTTAAGGCATTATCTGCACAGTATATAAATTCTGAATACTGAAAAGACATAATACGAAGACATAAGGAAGGGGCATCTCACCCCTCAGAACTACTTGGTTAACAAGGCTAGTTTAACCCCGATCTCCCATTCAGGCAGTCGCGAGTTCGCGAGTGCGGGAGAATGCAACGATATTATTCGCTGCGGTGTCAGATGTTTTTGCATCTATGGTTTGCTTATCCAAGCAGGTTTCAGTAACACTCCTTATACCCCGTCTAAACCATGGCACCCCCAGGAGTGGGCAGAGTTGGATTTGAACCAACGTAGGCAGAGCCAGAAGATTTACAGTCTTCCTCCTTTAACCACTCGGACATCTACCCAATGGAGGTGAGGGGAATTGAACCCCTGTCCGAAATACCGGTGGTGTCACCTATTCCACAAAAGTGGAAAGCCAAACACAGGACTTGAACCTGCGACCTGATCTTTACAAAAGACCTGCTCTACCAGCTGAGCTAGTTTGGCGTTTAAACTCTAAATGTCCCCATTGAGATCCCCAGAGTTTTTTTCCAGTCTCAGGATTAATTCCTGAATCCATGACCTTGTAGTCATTATAACCTAAAATTATGCTGTTTGTCAAGTAAGTTTTAATTCCTTTCCAAAACACCCAGCAAGTACATTCAGTATTACTACCGTGATATTTGCTTCCAATCAATTCAAATAATGTATCGCATCCTTCTTTATATACACCTTTTAGGTCATAATTTTTGACGCGAATTTTTTCCCCTTCTGGGAAAATACGAATTAGAAATTTCCTATAGGGTTCTCTTTTATGAAAAGATTGGGTGCCCTCAAACCAATCACCACCAATCCACCTATGCTTGATAATAATTCTAGCATATCTAGTAGGATATTTTAATGCCTGTTCTTTATTGTCAAAAGTACCTTCAATATAATCATGAAAACGTGTCATCTGGCATTAACTCTGGATTAGTCATTTCAACTGGATATAAACATGGATGTAATTCTTCAGCAATAAGATAGTCGGAATATTGATCTACCTGCTCCATTGTAAACTCTGGATTTAATGCTGCTTCTGCTCTTATCCAAACATCTTCAAGTTCTTCCCTTTCTACTTTATCATATGTAAAAGGCATTCCCTCAATGAAATACATTTTCACAATAACTGTGTAATTTACTGGAAATGTGCAAAAGACGTATTTTGATGTTAAATTGTATGGATGAAACGACATCGTATTGCTTCTGCTTGTCGTATTTATGGTGATATCAACTCATTTTCATTCTCCATATTCTTTTTTGAGTTTGAAATACAGTTTGTAATAGGGTTTTTTCATTTGATCAATAGTATTCATGTCTTCTTCAAACCCCATCCATTTACAGAGTTGATATGATCCTTCTAATTCACTAATCAACCTTAAAATATTAGCAGGATGCTTCTCAAGTCCACCAAAATCATACTTAGACATAGTTTATTATTAATAATAGGAGTAGGGAGACTTGAACTCCCACGAGCATAATGCTCAACAGATTTTAAGTCTGGTGTGTCTACCGATTCCACCATACTCCCGAATGCAGGTTGTGGGAGTTGAACCCACTTTAGCCGCTTTATGAGAACGGTGCATTTACCAAATTGCTAAACCTGCTATAGTCACAGATCAATCTCAAGTTGTAGTTTACGTTCTTCCTCTATCCTATTATGCTCTGCCCACATCTCAGCAACCATATCTACAGGTTCTGGTGTCTGATAAGGTGGTGATGGTTGTGATTGCCACTCATCAATCGTTTCTTGTGTAGGGACAGTAATTCGGAAAGGAATATCTTCCTCCACAAACTCATTATTCATATCAATATATGTCTGAGGAGTAATCTTAACCTGTTTAGGTTTATGCATCTTCTGATATTGATTAGCACCCAAGTTGTCTAGAAAATCATTCATAATGTTCGTTCTAATCTATTTGTTGCTTGATCTGGGAAGTCTCTTGGTCTACTATCGGTAGCATTGTCAGTCTTAGGAGAACCTTCGTTCGCCTTCATAGTATGCTGATAGTTTGGTCGTGGGTATCTCATATAGAATGGATCAGGCATCCAGTATGTTACCTGCCATTCTTGTTCGGGACATAGTTCAAGATGCTTCTCTACGGTATGAGAGAAACTGCCGAGTTGAATGTATCCATCGTGAGTGATACATCTACCATTACCAGCATCAACCAGAAACATCATCTTGCTACTCAATCTCTCTGCCTCCAGTCATCTGGTTTATCTCTCTGAAACCAGTCTTTAATATCATCAGCACTATCGAACCCCGTTTTATGATTGGATGGATCGGGGTCTCCTAAACCCATCCTATTCAGAAAATCGTCGGTACTACCTTCCTCAATATCTTGCGATGCTTGCCTTCGTGCCTTCTGTAACCAGTCCCTAGCAAGGGTATGCGACTTGGCAAGTTTCTCTACCCAGATCATATCCTCTAACGGAACATGTTCTTTATTGGCAATACACCTACAAATAGACTCTAATCTGAGTCGGTAAGCGGTAGAAAGCATGTTAGTTCTTTCGGAGTTTAGATTCTAATTCTGAAGTTTTATTGAAATCAGCATATGCTGCTTCTGATCTTTCACCGAGAATAGTTAAAATGTCATCACGAATCACATCGTTATCAACATAATCATCAAGATACTTATCTAGTGCTTCCTTCAGGTATCTATACCTGTGCCACTCCGGTGAGTATGGTTTATACATGATGATAATAATACATGCTAACGATCATAATACTATCTATTGGGTTTGTCAATCTAGTCCCAGATTACCTTGATCCTCAGTTTCCTCAAGCATGGAAGTGATGATGTGTTCATTCCCATCCATCATTTTCACAGCATACAAACTTGATTTAGCATACTTCTTTAGACCTTTATACTTTTTGATGAGCACATCAATCTCATCCAAGTCAATTGTAATTTCTGCGTCCTTTCCTGTTCGACCAGCATTCTGGTTACCACCGAATCCAATACTCATTTTCTTTTCTTCCCCTCCCTCTTTGCTTTCACACCCCAAAGTTTAGGATTAACAGTTCCATATCCAAAGTCAATTCTTTGGACAGAACCTTTTCCATACTTATCATAGTACATATCAAAAAGTTTAGAGACCTTGCCACAGCGAACAAGATCAATGAATTTTTGATTATCAACAATATACCAGATCAACCTAGCATCCGTTGGAAAAGATTTATCGTTCGCAGCTTCAAGAGTAGTTTTCTCAAGAAGGATCTGGCAACTATAGTCGGATGGATTTACACCACTACTCTCTGATCCAAACTCAGCCATTTCCTTTTCCTGTTCTACTGCTACCGTCATGAACGGTCCCCCCATCGAATGTCAGGGAATGCCTGAGCAACATTTGCCTGGGATATTTTATATTTAGTTTGCAGTTGTTTATCTTTTGTTAAGCACAAAATCTTTGCCTCCTCTGGGTGCAGACCTTCTAACATCTGAATAAACATAGTCTCTCTACGAAGACCATTCAGGGTATCATTACCACCCTTTACAAAGTTATAGAGATGCTTCCACTCTCGACGGAGAGAGGTGTGATCAGTTCCAACAGGAACTTCATTCTCTTTGTATGGAACGTCTCCAGGTGGAAGAATACTGATGATGCTGTCATCAAAGTTCCAGATCAGAATGGAAGTCAGGGCATCATTGCGATACTCCTGAAGAATCTCCGCTTTCTTAGCACCACTCCGTTGCTTGCTCGCGAGTTCTAGAATCTCGTGAAGGAATGGGTTAGGTGGTAGTTTGACTTCCTTTGTTGCCTTAGTCTTCGTCATCGTCTTCGTGGGACTCATAATAGTTTTCAAATCGTACTGCTAAAATTTCATCGGGTAATACATTTCCGTTTTCATCAAACATCTCTGGATGCATATAAACGGGTTGGGTTTGGAACTGATGCTCCTTTGCTAACCATCCTACCACACCTCCTACAAAAAAGAACATGATAGAAACTAATGTTCCGATAGTCAAGGTTACTGCTAACATCTTTTGTCCTCCAGAGATTTATTTCTTTCTGATGTCCAGATATAAGTTTAGGTGAAATACAATCTCTCTGCGAAAGAGAGCGACCATCTTACCAAACTTTATCTGAAAAGTTTTCGGGGGTTCTGGTTTCTTCCTCCTTCTTCTTAGTAGTAACTCAAACCCACGATTAATGTGGGTATCATCGTTATTTAGATTGCTTCTTTCTTCGTCCAGGTTTTCGGTCATCACTATACCTCCTTGCATCTTCTATGAAACTTTCTAAGTAG